CCCCAATTCACAGCCGTACCGTCGATAGTGCCGACAAACAAAGTCCCCGCGTCATAGGTCTTGACGTCAAGGTTTGCGGCCAGGCCCGCAGTTCGAACGAACTTCTTGGGCCCTATCGGATGCATCGATGATGGTCTCAGTGTACAACACTGATCCTTCCAGGGTGCGTCCTCGGTTACGTCCTCATACGAAGATGCGATGACCTCCGTATTGGGTGCTGCATCAGCAGCATCATAGTCGGGTATTAACAATACCGAACCCGGCGTCGTTGACGCTGTACGAGTAAAGTACTTATACTCCAGTTTATTAAATCTGTAGAGTTCCCAAGCCTGAGCTTGTGTTGACAGCCAGGGGAAACTGGCCGACAAGCCCGGATTAAGCGCAAACGCAAAGGGCGTTGCAAATAAGGTACTTCCGACTATGGATCCAACTAGTTCTCGATGTATAATACGAGAAGATTCACGAGTAGCTCGAATAATCGGAGCAGTCGTGGCCTGACCTGTAGCGTAGGCACTGCCCGCAGAAGTCGGCTTAAAGTTGGATACTCCCTCACTAATAGGGTAAGGCTCAGGGTAAGGTGGCTGAAAAGCTCCACGGCCCCTAGGCCTCCGTCGCTGGACGTTCTGTCGAGGCGGTTTACGACCGCCTCCAGCACCAGCTCCCCCTCCCCCACCGCCCCCTCTTCGAGGTGCGGTGCCGCGACCAGCTCTACTGGGTCCGCGGACTTGGTTATTTCTTGCATTCCTGTTCATTGTATGGGATACGCGATGAACTCGCGGACTATACATCGTGGAGGACACACCGGCTAACCCGTGTAGTCTCTCGACATTTATGCACATATATTCTTGTCTCTACCCTCCGGCGTATTGCGATTACTCAACAATACACTGGACTAAGGAATTATACGACAAGCCGAGACAGACAGGACCTTCGTCCCTCTGTTCCACTCGCTGCATTATACAGCTTTGGAAACTTCCAGCTCGCTGATTAGGCGTCCCTGGAAGCTCTCGGTTGTTGTCGCAACCAGGGGAAACCCTATGCGCAACTTAGTACGGAACTATTAAGCTCCCTATACCGTACTACACCATCAAGGACCTTCACTCTCAACAGTTCAGGAGAAGAACTCTCCACTCGACCCCCAACTAAATTGGGACTTCACCCTAATTCAGGGGCTACTAGTCGTAAACCATGCTCAACAAGGAGCACAGTCGAAATGAGAGGCACAGCCCACACAATAAGACCAGGAAAACCCGGCAACTCATTATGAGCTTATCATGTGATGTGAGACCAATATAGGGGCACCGTTTTGGGTTATTTAACCCCCACGACCCCATGGGCAAGTTTAACCTCATTCCGGGAGGTACCCCCCCGCTCTGTTTCAAGCGGCAGTAGGGGTAACAGGAGTGTTGGACCAGGTGACAGTGCTATTATGCAATCATCACACCAGGCAGATCTGTGAACAGATTCCTGCCTGGTTGGCAAAACTTCATGATTCTTCGGGTCTCGCTCTTCTTATAGTCGAGACCACCTAACATACTATCAGCAGGTAGCAAGGCTTTCTTAAGCCAGGGTTTATTAACCCAACGCTCTACCTTCGGGACTATGTACCCCTCCGGAAAAGGAGGTTGTGTCTGAATAGACAAGTACATATACTGTTCCCTATAATATCTGGCCAAGCGTCGTTGTACGCTGTTAATCCGATATTTAAAGCCAATAGGTGGAAGAACACCCATCCCCCCCATAGTGAGCGGGAGAAATAAGTTACGAGATCGGTAACACCGGGGTCCTAACTGGACCTGACATTCCTTCTTAACAGCCTCAGAATGGAGACTAAGGAACCGACTCAAAATCTCACTCTGGCGACCCGGTAGGGTACCAGCCAAAATAAGATTGAGATTACCGACAAGGCTATCATCTGCGCCCATATGAGCGGCAGCAGTATTCTCCTTACGGAGTACCTTGTGAGCACCAAAATACAATCCCGTATTAAGAAACGGGACTTTCCATGGCGTAGCCTCAACATTATTAAGATCATAATGGAAGCTCTCCGAATTAATATTCGCATACGCCTGGTGCCAATAAGCCTTACCTACGCTCATTTTAAGACCAACACGACCCGAAAGGTCAGTGTGTCTAGCGTAATCGGCTTTGGATCCAACATAGAGCATATCGTCACCATTGACGAGAACAGCCGAGAGGCGTTCCTTATAACTCCAGCCGCGCTGTCTTTCCGCGGTGTTAAGGAGATATACACCCAGATTCGCCAAACAGAGAATCGGGAAGCTCAAAATTGATCCCAT